TCCACTCCCTATTTACCGATAGCATAAAGACAAACACTCTTATAAAAAAAGGCATTAATCCTATTAGGACAGTATATATAATCCATTTGGTCTTTCTCATGACATATTTTATATTCTATTTTGCTACAAAATTATCATTATTTTCTAATAATTTTGCCATAACTATTTCTTTTTTTCTACGATTTGCCAATTCCTTACCTTTACTTTTCGACCACTAAATAGAACTTGCATATCTTTTATTTTTATATAGGATAGAATTATCGTGTGACTCTAAAACCTTTCCGATAGATTCTTCTAACCATTCTTTCCCAAACTCTTTGTAGCGCGAAGTCAGTGTTGTATCACTAACTTTTATACGAGAAGCCCAATCATTTATTGATAGGCATGAATTATCAACAGTTATGAATATGGTTCTACATGTCCGAGCTGAATTTTCATTGCAAGTAATCCACCTACAATTTGACGGTTCATAATTCTTACTTGAATCAATTCTATCAATGCTCATATTATCATTATACCCATTTTTCATAGACCAATTGTAGAATAAAAGAAAATCATTAGACCATTCAGGACATACAAGCACTCCTTTCCCTCCATAATAACGATAAGAATTATTTTTAGGATTACAGCATCTATCTTTCATGCCAGCCCATATAGTATAGATTCGAGTTTTTTTGCTTTTTCCATGAGTGGTATTAGCCTCTTTTCTTCTATCAACATTCATACACCCACAACTTCTCACCTTTCCACTATGCAAATTCCCTTGTGACACCACAACCTCTTTTCCGCAATCACATTTGCAATGCCAGTAAGTAGCATGACTATTTTGCCCAGTATATTTATGGTGAAAATCTAAGACCGTCAATCTTCCAAATTTCTCTCCACTTATATCTTTTACTTTACGTCTTATACATCCACAGCTTTTTGTTGTACCATTCCTTAAATATCCAGAACGCACAGAAACAATGTTCCCACAGTCACATTTACATATCCATTTTATACAGCCTCCCTTATCTTTATTTTCATCTTTTGAGACAACTGTCAATTTTCCAAATCTTTCTCCGATTCTAATTTCCATAATAGCATAATATACAACATTTTCACATATACAAATATAACAAATTAAAATGGATTACCCTTGCCTTTTAACTTAAAAAACTCTTCTTCATTTACTTCTTGAAGAACATCTCCATAAACCGTATGCAATTTATCTTTTTGCATAATAATCAAATTGCGATATGGAATTTTAAATACAACTTCATCGTAACTTAGATGTAAAAACTCCATGAACGTAGCAATTTGACCTAATAACGTGACGTTTCCTACGACCGTTCCTTTGCTGTCAGCGTTGCTACGTTCTTGGCTAAAACTGACAGCTTGTAAAAATTTTCAGCGGAAATCATAGACAGACCTACCGCCAGCGCCTCTACCACCTCGTCGAATGTACCTTTCCTTAATTCTTCACTAAGACTTTCATCTCCTGTTATGAGCCACGACAACGCACGAGAAACTATTTCTACATCTTTCAGCGACCGAAGCATATCCATGACTGTAGTAGCTTCTTTTAAATCGGATAGATAATATCCCACCCCAGCTATTTTACAGATAGTCGGAGGGTTAATCACGTACGCCTTGCCATTCACTATGACCGTTTCAAAATCCTTTCCTAAAACGGCTGCATTTACTATTTTTGCTGCATCCATAAGCTAAAATTAAAAAGGCGGTGAGCAACCACCCACCGCCATCCTGAAAACATCTTTCCTAACCCTATTTTGCCTTAACGGTTTTCTCGTCAAGCTTCACCTTGTCGCCATCGAACCACTTCTCCGAAGCAAGTCCTTCAACTCCGGTTTCCAAAGGAACGGCCGATACCCCCAAGCCGATATTCTTCTCCACAAAACTACCTTTACCAACGATGTTAGCTTTAGGCATGAAGATGAAATTGCCGGTCTTTGTCATAGCCACGATGCTCTTTTCCACAAGAGCAGTCATGTCTGTACGTTCCCAGCCATCATCCGTTGCCTTACCGCCTTGTAAAGCTGCCTTGTCCTCGAAAGAATACTCACCAAGGGTGAACGACACGGTAGGAATAGCCGCCTGCGTAACGTCACGGTAATACGGTTGCCCCGTCAGTTCATTGATATAGTCAGTCACGGAAGGGTCGCTTTCCTCGTACCCCCAAGTGTCCTGATGTACGTTTTTCACTTCGGTCATTGTAGCAATCAGGGCTTTCAACTCTGCTACCGTATAACCGGTTTCGGGAGTGGTTACGGTTTTCACTACATCACCGTACCATACCCTCTTTAATCCGATAAATGGTCTTGTTGCCATAATTATTTTACATTTAAAACTTCAAACAAAATTCTCGCATTCACATAGTGACACTTCAAAGCTGTGTCCGCTTCCGTACCGATTGATTCGATAGAATAACGATAGCGAGTACCGTCATAGGCGCTTACCACATCATCAAAATGCTTCATAGCTTCCCGTTCAAGCTCATTCAGCCGGATGGAGTTGGCTTCATTTTCGCTCAAATCGGGTACACAAAGATTCACTTCCGCGAAAGACTTTTTCCAATACTTTCCCGGCTGTTGTTTCTTCGTGTGGATGACAATCCTTTCAGACTTCAATTCTCCCATCAGGATTTCCCCTGCTGGTACTATATCTATCCTGAAAGCCTTACAATCCCGATAGAGAATGTTTCCTATGTCGGTAGTTACTATCATTGTATAATCTCCCAATCTTCGGCAAATACATCACTGATAGACGGCACCCATGAATCGGCACGTCCGGTATTCTCGTTGTAGATAAGACACTGGCTTGTGTAATCAATGAATCCTTTACTTTTCAGAATAAGGTCTTTTGCTGATTGAGGGAGCGATTGCATCTTAGGAATAATGTCACTTTCGATATGGGCTGGTACTTGCTTGAATACCATCAGACCTTTGCCGTTCCAGCCAGTTCTACGGATTGTACCACCTTGTTTCAACACTTCGATAGCGTCACCGAAATCCATTGCGGATGATGAATCATCAGCTTTATCATATGTTTTCTCAAAGATGTCTGGCTTACAAGAATAGAACTCGCCGTTTACACCTTTAATGATGTAATCGCCATAACTTGCAAGCATCTTACCTTCAAGAGTTTCAATGTACACACCAAGATAAGGTTCATTGGTGTTACCATGCTCATCTATGCCAAAATCGGGATTATGCTTCGGCACGGGAGTTCCACCCATAAAATCACACACTTCATCGAAGTTATCTACTTTAAGCTGAATAGCTTCGATTACTACTGGTTTCTTTCTGTACTTCATTTCTCAAATTCTTCTTTTAATCGTTTCTCCGCATATAAAGCGGCACCACTCAAAACATCATAACCCTTAGATTCCACGAATGAGGCGTATTCTGCTTCGTTTTTCAGCGTCAAACCGTCTTTATCGACATCGTAATCATTGGACGTTCTCAAAGTGAGCGTGTGGTCTTGATAGTTACCGTATTCCTCCGCGTACTTCACGGCTTCATCGCCCACATCAATCATTTTCTTCTCAACTTCCCATTCTCCTTCATCGAAAAAATCTTCTACATCAGAGAAATCTGCATCTACTCCAACCATATCACCCTATAAGAAAAATAATTTGTTTCTAAAGGGCTTTTCGCCACGCCTACGCCTCTTATGCTTCCATCAGGATTCAAACAGCGAACTTCTGTACCAGCTTCAACTTTTGACGGTTTATCAAAGACAACCTTATACTTGAAGTCATATAAAACTCCATTGATAGACACCTTCTTTTCCGCACTCACATCGTCACAACGGCACTTACATACATCCTGCCAGCTCTCGCCGCCCGTTCCGGGAATGGGTCTGCCAAACTCGTCCCTTTCCATTGGGGTGATAACCTTTACCTGCAATATGTGTGGAGCGAATATCACAAGAAAGTGCATTTGGGTTTGTTGCTTAATTCGTCTTTCAATCCGTACTTCTTGCACAGGAATGAATAGTAGTCCTTGATACCTTGAATGTTCCAAGACATCGAGAAACCGCTTTCACTGATTGAAGTGGCACGAAGCGATAGAGAGGGGATGAACTTCGCAATCGCCACGAAGACACGACCGTAACAATCCTCGTTCATCTCGTCCTCTCCGCTTATCTCCGCATTCAGACACATATCCAAAAGGTCAGCTTCCGACAAGTTAATGCCGAAAGACTGGAACTTCTGTGATATGTATTCGTTTATCGTCATATTAATATGGTGTAACCAGTTTACTATATGCGGTATAGCTATAATGCGTGCAATACTTTGATTTATAGATGTATCTGAACGGGCATTTGGGAACATTAATTCGTATCCCTTGAATAGCCATTCCCTCTTTTATCGAACACATCATAGCCGGGTTATTTGCAACCAAAAACACGGGATGCGTCATGGTCGGTACAACACAATCAGCCAGAGCCGTTTCCAAAGTGATAAACTGAATATCTGGCAGACCAACATCAACCGATGGATTCACGTATTCACACTTAGAAGATTCCACACTTGATGCCTGCACGCTCAACGAAACCAAAGACATCATTAAAAAGCCACACATGGCAAAAATAAAATTCTTCATTTCTTTTCTGATTTATAAAATTAGACAATGGAAGGGTAGAAGCACTACCCTATCCTTTTACTCGATACCTAATGCTTCTTTCAGTTTGGCTGTTGATTCTTCATCAAGTTCTGCAACCTTACCCAAAAGAGTTTCCTCTTTCATATTGCCGGAAGCCTGCACACCGATGGACTTCAAAGCCTCAATCAAAGTTTTCTTCTCGAACTCTTTCTCAAAGAGGGAGATTTTCACCTCCTTCTTTTCTTCAGTGGTTTTCACTTCGGGAGTTTTCACCTCAACCCTTTCGACAAGTCTGCGACTTTCCATATCCAGCACACGGGTCTCCTCACCGACTTCAATCACTTCACCGGGAGTATAATACTTTCCGGTGAACTTGTCGCGGAAAACTGATATAACCTTTACTTTCATATCCTACCCCCTTATGCTGATTGGATGGATGCAATTTCGCTCAAATCGAAATTGGTTATCAAATCTGGATTGGAAATCTGCGGAATCCACTCTGCCGTATATTCCATGTAGCGACCGTTTTTGTCACGGTAGTTGGAGATAAGCATCTGCCCCTCTGACGGGATATAAGTACGTCCTTGTACTGGGTCTGTCGCTTCATACGGGGTATGATGGCGCATATAACCAATGTTGTCAGAAGGTAACAGAGTAATACGGTTATCCGCGTAAATCTGCACATTCTTTCCCGTCTGGTCTTTCACGTAGTCCTCCTTGATTTCGATGCGAGGCAGACCGATACCGGTGAACACTTCGGAAGCCAAAGAAGAGGAAACCAATCCCGTACTCAACTTCATCTCATTAGAACCAAGAATCATCTTGTACTGCTCACCAAATTCAGATGAACCGAGCACGAACTTGTTGAAAGAAGCGCGTGTCATAATCATCTTGGCATAAACGCCATAGTCCGGTGCCAAAGAATGGAGTTTCTCTCTCAGGTAAGAGATGAACATGTTCTTTCCGTCCACAACCACATCTCCACTTTTCGGCTTGATAAAATTGAACGGAAGGGTAATCTCCAGCAGTTTATTATTGGTCTGACCGGAAGTTATTGCAGCATCCTTGTTGTAAACGGTGGCTTCACCAAGCATCAACAAGGCACCAACAATAATATCCATGCGCTTGTGAGCAGCAAGGGTAATCTGACGGTAATCATCTGCCAGGAAGTTTACAATCTCTTCCATTGCGGCCTTTTGGTCTGCCGGTTTAGCTACATTGAACTTGTCAATTAAATCCTGCAACTCGGAAAGTCGGTCGATGGACATCTGATAAGCATCGCCCAAGTAGGCAATCTCACCATATCCGGAACCAATGTTCCTACGTTCACGGATGGGCTTTTCGCCAAAACGTGAATTGATGGAACCTGCCATAACTCCGGTTACAGAACCGATATAATCTTTGAACACGCGAGTAGTTACTCTGCGGAAAGTAAGATACTGCTGCCAATAGATTGTATCTTTACGCGTCCGGTTTACACGTCTGATGATAGCGGAAACAATGTTCGCATCATCGAATAATGTCTGAATCGTTAAAAACATATCCTACCTCCTTACTCGTTAAATTCAAACCATCCCTTCATGTTGGCTTTATCGTTCTCGGAGAACGGCATAGCCAGTTTTGAAGGTTCAATCTCTGCGGCTGTACGAAGCAATGAAACCAATGTAATTCCGTCCTCTACTTTCGTCCGGTTAAACAGAGCCGAATTTGCAACGTACTTCTGTTTCAAGCCGTCAACCGCAACCGCATTGAAAAGTACAGTATCTTTGGCGATATTCTCACCGAAAGCAGCCTTGATAGTCAAGACATCGTAGTTGGCATTAGATTTGTCAATAGCTGCGACCTCAGCACCTTTAGTGCCGCTTCCGACAAACATTCCCACATAAGCCAAAGAGTTCTTGGCTACCTTGATAGACAAAGCCTCCGCACCGGTGGTATAGGCTTCCACAACTCTCACGTTGATTACCGCATAAGCGAACTTGTTTTTCAAGTCCGCACAAATCGGCGTAAATACGGGAAGGAAACTTCCCACTACTAGGTTCTGCGTGTCGAGTTTGAACGGGCCACGTCTACGAATACCGGTCTGGACATCGTAGCGTTCCTCTTGCTCAACGAGCGGAACCAAATCATACTTAAATCCTGCTGACATAATTAATTCTTGTTTTGTTCAACAATAGTTTTCGTTCCCTCGTCAATCATCTTAGCGATAGATTCAGATTCTTTCTCAATCTTCTCTTCCGCTGATTCGGGAGGGGTCACGCCTTTGAAGCCGTCATTTGCGAACTCCTGCTTCAAGTCCTTGAAGTATGCGTCCAAGTCCTCATCGTCCTTAATGGCGCATCGTTTGGCGTAGTTTTCGGGAATACCATACTCCTTTGCCTTTGCCAAAATCTGCTGGCTACGTGTTGCTTGAGCCTTTTCCGTTTCAAACTGTGTTAGCTTATCAGAAAGGTTCTTGTTGGAGTCAATTAAAGCTTGCGCCCATGCAGGCACATCGTCTTTAT